ATATTAAATCTCTTGATGAGCTAGCTAGAAAAAGAGATAAGTTTGAGAATAAATTTAAGAATATTTATGACACTTATATTTTACCGTTTATAGATAGACTTAAGCAACAGGAACTGGAACAATCTGCTGCGTGGCGAGAATCAGTTCCGGCGCGTGCTTCTGAGGTGGCGGCTCCGGATATAGCTCCATTTTTAGCGCAGCCTGGTGTTGAAGCTCCGGCACAAACGGCGGAAGTGGAAGAAGGGGTTCCATTTTCAGTGTATCCTGCCGCTGCTGCAAAAAAGCCTGTTGTTAAAGAAGAAGAGGCGATAAAAATTGAAGAGCCTGAGGTTGCGCCTGTTGTTGAGGTTGCGAAAAGAATGACGCAAAAACAAAAGGTTAAACCCGGAGTTCGTCATGATCCTTCCGGTAAATTACTTCAAGCTCCTATTGAAAAAATCCCGGTTGAAGCAAATCCGGTTGAAAAGCCGGCACTGCAACCAAAAGTACAACCACCCAGCAATCCAAATATCCCAACGGCTTTTCAATGGAGAGCGGGCTTAGATCTTCCTCAACAGCCAGTACCACCTCCTGTAAAACCGCCTTGGGCAAAAGATGTTGTTGCTAGTGATAAATTAATATCAAACATTATTAAGATGGCAAGACAAAGTGGAAAGTCAAATCAATTCATATCAGAAATGTTAATTGCCTATTCTAGTGTGCTGGATGAAAACGGTGATTCTGAGGGCAGTTTAAAATTGATGGCGATTGCTGAGGGATTATTGGATGTTGAATGAACGAACGAATCCTAAGAACTGCTGCATTAGAGCTTCAAGCCGCTGATAATGATGATATTGTCAAGGTTGCCGGTATTTTTGCGCGCATAAAGAATTGGTGGAGAGCATTTTCAAGTCCGGCATATAAAGCCCGCGTTGATCAATTAAAAGATCAATCCGCTAGCCTAAAATATATGTTAGATACTCTTGGCGAAAGTATAGACTCTTTACAGGTTGCCATTAAAGATTCTGATGCGGTTTTGTACGAAGAGAGTCTTTCTACTGTAAGGGATTATTCTCTTCAGTTAGCAAAGGCCTTGGTTGACATGCATAAAGAATCTGTTAATGCAACCAACGATATTCCGGTTGAGACAAAAAATATTGAAGAGGATTCACCTGAGGCTGGTTGGGTAGAAGGATTATCGGTAGAAGACATTGCTGTTGGTAAAGGAAAGCCAATCTCAGGAATGAAATTTTTTAAACGATTTTCGGCAGCAGACGTGGTATTAAGTGATGAAGTTAGATTAAGAATATCTGATGAAATTATAAAGGCACTTGTTAAGCAGGCTGGTCTTTCACTTGAACAAGCGACTGCGTTAGTGAATCAAAATAAGGAAGCGTTTTTTGATAATTTCAGATCTAAATTTTTAGCGGATGCAATTATAAGAAGGTATGAGAAAAAGCCGGATAATATAATGTTTATTGCATCGGCGTTGTTTGGGGTAAGGATGCCAAACACAAAATATTTATTTGATTTTGCGCATGTTGGATTGATAGCGTCTACGAAGACATTATCAGTTAGAGAAGTGCGATCATTAAAAATATCTCCGTTGTCTGACACTAGCAAGCCGGTTGAGGCGGGTAGGCTTGATGAGTTGATTAAATTGGCCGGCAAGAAACAAGATCTAATTGCTAAACATCCTCAATTCACAAAGGAAATAGAAGAAATTTCGTCTCAAGTATTGCCTAAATATCTAGATTGGGGAGTAAAAGAATTAGTTAAAGGACATTCTCTAAATGATATAGTTCCTACAGTTAATTCTTTTCATCAAAGAGTGGGAACATTACAAATTAAAGATATCAATCAATACAAAGATTTAAAAGATCTTGAGGATCTGATAAAGGGAATAGAGTTAAAGCCCGGAAAAAGACAAGAAAAACAGTTAATAAAATCTGATGCTAAAAAAATATATGAAGATCAAGATTATGTAATAGTAAGACCAGATAGTAAGAACGCTTGTGTTATTTATGGAAAGAACACTAAGTGGTGTATTACTATGCAAAATGAACCGTACTATGAGCAATATGCGGGCTCTGGAGTAGTGTTTTATTTTGTATTGAGAAAAAAGCCACTAAACGATTCTTTTGATAAGGTGGTTTATGTATACCAGATCACAGGCCTTATGGAATCGAAGTCAGCACCGCAATATATATTAACAAATATTTTTGACGCGCCAGATCATAAAATAGAGCATGCGGACGTTGTTAGTAATATTGGGGATTTTAGAGCAGTAATAGAGGCAGATTTGCCGAGCGCTCCAGAGACAGCTATTAGAAAAATAAAAAAAGGAACCGCTACAGATGAGGAGTTTATAAGCTATTGGAACGCTATAAGGGCAGATAATAATAGCAAAATTTTATCTAAGGTATTGCCCTATATAAATGATAAATATATAAAATTAATAATAAGTGATTTAGAATTATTACTGAATGATGAAGATGATGGCATTAGATACGAAACAGTTAAAAAGCTACCACAAGAATATATTATACAAAATGCTGATAAATTACTGAATAATAAATATAGTGACGTTAGATACCAAACAATTATCAATCTACCAGAAGAATATATTATACAAAATGCTGATAAATTACTGAATAATAAATATAGTTACGTTAGATACCAAACAATTATCAATCTACCAGAAGAATATATTATACAAAATGCTGATAAATTAATGAATAATAAAGATAGTGACGTTAGATACCAAACAATTATCAATCTACCAGAAGAATATATTATACAAAATGCTGATAAATTAATGAATAATAAAGATAGTTACGTTAGAGATGTAGTAAAAGATATATTGCATAAAAATAAACAGGCTAGTAGAAAAGATGAATTAATCAAACTTGCCGGAGCTGAAGTTGAGCGTCAATCAACCCCAACAACCACGGAACAATTAAAACAAATACTTTTATCAATTGACGATACTTTTTCTCCAGAAGCCGCCGATTTATTTGTTAAGCATATTCAATTTGAAAACGGAGCAAATTTCAAATCAATTCTAAATAATAATATTGGCAATCTTACCGCAAATCCAAATCGTTGGCAAGGAAATTATTGGCGTCCACCTTGGTATAATCCGGGCCCAAACGCTTCCAAAAGAGACCTTGACCTAAATGCAAAAATGAAAGCCGGAAAAGCCCCGGTTGCATTTAGAGCTTATAATAGTCTTGAAGACGGAGTTAAGGCTTATGTAGATATGGTTAAAAAGACATTCCCTTCAGTAGATAAAGCTTTACGGTCAGCAAACGCTTTAGCTATGGCAGAAGCTCTTAAGACTAGTGGTTATTGCCCAGACTGTGATCCAAAAACTCTCGCTAAACATTTTGGAATAAAGGTAGAAGGTCCGTCAACAGGGTGGGGCGGGCTTGAAGGGCAGCAAATAGCAAAAGAAGACTCACAACAAAAGGAACAGGTAATGGCAGAGTATAAAGCTCTAATGCAACAATTGACAGCTTCTGGGCCGGCCGAAAAACTGGTTAAGAGAGCTATCGAAAGATCCACATTGCCATTAACAAAAGTATTATTGGCAATTGCGTCCGATGCTCCGTTTGCGGCACAAGTACGATATGCAAATATTTTATCATCGGCATTAAGATCTGAGATTGATGCTGATGTTTCAATTCATCAAAATGGGAAAAAGATTGAATTGGAGTGTGACGTATATGGAAATAAAACTGCGGCGATTAATGTTGTAGATGGAATTTCTGGTATTATATCAAGTGCATTTTGTGCAGCAACTAAAAAGGCTGGAGGATTTGTTGTAAGAGCCAATGTTTATACTGACATTAAGAGTAGTGAGTATGATATTTTAGACGCACAGACATCTGAAACAAACTTTAGAAAATTCGCAATGGCAATGGTGTAATATGAAAATACCCGGCATAGGACAGTCTATTTTTGAAGTATACGGTGGCGAAGCTGTATCCGTTTTAATTAACGGATCTTCCGGCCGTAGAATGTACTCTGATTTTGAGCACGAAGAAATGATAATTATTAAAGGCACTATAAAAAGCGGTCACGGAGATGTCTTAATTTTACAATGCGATGACGGAGAGGTTTTAGTGAATGGGTATCAGGTAAGGGCTGTAATGAAAAAGAGTGAAGGTGAGCTAGCGGATTTATTAAACGTTCAAATTAAGAAATCAAGCAAAAGATGAATAAAAGAGCTTCATTAGATGAGCTAAGGGATCTGTGTAAAAAGCTTAAGCTTATAGGGCAGGATGATTTGGCTGATAAAATTGCTTGTGCATTATCTGCTTTGGCCGGAACAAAAAAACCAAAATCAGAATTAAGTTATTCCTATATAATCCGCAAGTTAAGAAAAGACGGAGATAACGATAGAAAGTGGCAATTTCAAATAGCGTTTAAGAATACATTTGATAAGGCGATTAGTGAGAAATTAGAGAACCCGGAACAGATTGCTCTTATGTCAGCGGTTAAAGCTATAGATTATAAGGGTTAATATGCCAGCCAGATTTGCACAAGTAGATGAAAACGTTTTTAGGGGCGGTAGACTCATGGATGTAGAGATCCCAATTCTTAGAGATTATTGGGGTATTAATAAAATTGTAAGCTTAGATGCTGGGGAAGGAAAAGAAATAAATGAAATATGCAAAAAAAACGGAGTTGAGCATGTTATAATTCCACTTACTACTGGTAGAGATCAAAATGTTGCAATGATTCCTGATGAAATAGAAACTTGGAAAAAAACAGGGCCTATATACGTTCATTGCTTCCACGGAAAAGATAGAACTTCGATGGTTTGCGCTATATACAGAATTATGAAAAATGATTGGACATTAGAAAAAGCTTTGGCCGAATGTCATAAGTTTGGAATGGGAAAAGACTTAGACCCGTTCGTTGCAAATTCGTACTATGAAGCTGTAGTTTCTTTCAATAATCATTATAAAGATGTTAATAGCGCCTCTGATGATATAGTATCTATTGAGCGAGATAATAAAAACTTTGTATCTCCAGCAATAAGTAATTCAAATGTATCCTCTTATAATCCTTCATTTTCTCCATTTACAGATGTTGAAGTTGATTATTTGAATCGTCCGGCAAGCAGATTAGATAAACTAATTAAACTAGCCTCCACTCAAATATATAAAGTTTGTAGACTTAGAGATGTATTATCACCAGACAAAATTTGGTACTTAACCCCAGAAGAAGCAAAAAGCAATGGGACTGGTTATTTATATTCCGCCACAATACCAAACTCAGCTTCTATAATGAATTTTAATCAACAGTCAGAAGCTACACTAATACAAGCCGCTAAACTAAATGAAGCCGATGTTGTATTCTTTAAACCAACAAAAGAATATTATATAATTAATCCAGCTATTTTAGAAGGCATTCACGGTATTGATAAAAGAGATAATAATGATGTTGTAGAAGTTGGGCAATATGATAATTATGCCGGTATAAACACTTTCCCAGGTGGTGGCAATGGATTTATGCCAGGAGCCGGTGGAATGGTTGAATTGCCCAGTTGGAATTTTTAATGAGCGAATACTTGGATATATTAGTACGATGATAAAAAAAGCCTTCGCAATTCAAATGTCCGGACGAGTTCCCGATTCTGAAAAAAGAGTCGCCGAACAAGCCGCAGAATCATTTAAAGAGCTTAACGGAAAATTAAGAGTCGCAATCAATCATCTAAATGCGATATCCACTTCTTTTGCAAAATTACAAACTCCAGATACAAAAGAAATACTAAAACACAGAATGGTATTAAGAAACTTCAGAGATCAGGTTAAAAAGAACTTTGAAGAAATTATGTCTATAGCTAATAACTCTGCTGTTTTAATGGCAAAATTTGGCTCGGATCCAGAAACAATTGAGGTAATGAATTCGTTTGGGTCTCAAATACAAGATTTAGAAAAACAAGTTAATAGATTTCTTGCATTATTTTCGAATATAGGTGACGAGTCTTTTATGCCTTCGGTTCTTGCAGCAATCGATTCCGTAAAAAAACAAGTCAGTCAGCTAAAGCAATTAGTTAATGATAGAGCGCTAGAACATATAGATACAAATATTTTAGCAAAGAAATGGACTAGCGATATTAGAGACGAGAATGATAATAGCGTTTATGATAGATTGCCATTGCTAGTTCAGTTGTTCAACGAGACTAAGGCTAATAAGTGATTTAATGCGTACGAAATTAACAACAGAGGAATTTATAAAAAGAGCCGTAAAAAAACATGGTGAAAGATATGGTTATTCTAAAGTTGTTTGTGGCGGTCATAAGACAAAGGTAATTATTACTTGCATTGACCATGGTGATTTTTTACAAACTGCTAATAATCATTTGAGTGGTCAAAATTGTCCTGACTGCGGAAATATAAGTAAATCTTTAAGTAAAACTTATACATTAGAGGAATTTATAATAAGAGCTAATAAAGCGCACGATAATTTCTATAGTTATTTAAAATTTATTTATAATGGAATAACAGAAAGGGGAATAATAATTTGTCCGCTTCATGGTGAGTTTTTGCAATCACCAAACGTGCATATAAATATGAAGAATGGTTGCCCTGATTGTGCTGGTAATAAAAGATTAACAACTGAAGAGTTTATTAGAAAGGCCAGAGAAATTCATGGCGATGATTATGGTTATTTAAAATCTGATTATAATAGAAATTCAATATGTGTTATCATTACTTGTCCGTTACATGGTGATTTCTTACAAACTCCTTCAGCACACATACATCAGCGCCAGGGTTGTCCGGCTTGTTACGGAAATAAAAAACTAACTCAAGCACAATTTATTCAAAAAGCATTATTGATTCACGATGGGCTTTATAGTTATGAAAAACTAATATATATTAATGTAAGAACAAAAGGAATAATTACATGCCCTATTCATGGGGATTTTTTACAAAGCCCAGCACAACACTTGGATGGCCAGGGTTGCCGCAAATGCAAATATAAAAATGAACAGATAGTTGCCGACACCCTTACGGAACTTAATATAGATTTTATTCGCGAATTTGGCGTTAAGGCAAAAGACAAAACAATATTAAAAAGCGGCGTGTTTTATTGCGATTTTTATATTCCGTCACAAAAGAAAATATTAGAGTATCAAGGAAGGCAACATTATGAGGCAGTTTGTTTTGGAACTGCTAACAAAAGAATAACTTTGGAACAAGCTAAAGAAAATCTTATTAGGCAGCAAAAAATAGATAATTTACGAAGAGAGCATTGTAAAATAAACAATATTAATTTATTAGAAATTGATGGAAGAGTCTATTATGGCGAAAAATTAAAAAAATTATTGCGCACTAATGGGTTACTTTCGAATATAGATAGTAATATTTTGGCAAGTATATAGGTTAACAAATGTTTATAAAGCGAAGCAAAGTAGAAATAGCAGCAGTTATCAAGGATTCAGATCACAATCTTGATGATGAAGGCACTAGAAAAGCGCTTGCTAAAACAAAAGAACAAATTGAAAAAGAATTAGTTACAAAATCAAAGTTGGAGAACTAATGTTAGTTAAGCTTGCGTCATTTGATATTGCACAGTCAGATATGGAATCTGAAAAATCTGCTTTGGCTGATCCTGAAATTTTAGAACGTTTTAGAAAATTTGCTGCCGATTTAAAAATTATTGCCCCGCTAGCCAACTCGTTTTTGTACTTTTCTTGCGTTATGATGTCTAGTGCGGAATCATCTGTTTTAGATAAAGATGGTGAGCTAAAGAAAGATGCGTCAGGCAAACCGCTAGAGGCCAATTGGGAAATTAACGATAAAACAGGCTCTTTAAAGTGGGTTTGTTCAGACTCTAATGTTAGACCATATAAAAATGCAAACGGCGACATCTTTCCAGAAGAAGAATTAATTAAAGCTCACAAGAAATGGGTTGGTAAACCGTTATGCCTTGATCATAAATCTAGTTCTGTTGAGTTTGTTCGTGGGCTAATAGTTGATACGTATTATGACAGAAAACACAAAAGAGTAATTGCATTATGTGCTCTTGATAAACAAAATTATCCCGCTTTAGCTAGGCAAGTTGCTACTGGGTATTCAGCGTCAGTATCAATGGGCACTGCCGTTGGAAGAGCTATTTGTTATGATTGCGGGCGTGTGGCAAGAGTAGAAAGTGATTTTTGTTCCCATATGCAAAATAAGAGCTGTTACGGGGAAATTAACTGTGATTTATCGCCAATGGAGCTGTCAATTGTGGTAAATGGAGCAGATCCGGCAGCTAAGATTAAACATATTATTGCAAAAGATTTAAGCAAGGCAGCAGATAGTTTACAAAATTATATGAATACTAAGATATCTCAGGGAGGCGTGACTCAAGAAGAGCTATCCGGTATTCAAAATGATTTACAAGGTCTTACCGAACGAGTCACAAAATTAGTTGAAGCCTCATCGGTGGACAAAGATTCTAACGACACAAATTATGGAACTACTCAATCAACACAAGCAATGGCTGAATCGGGAGAAGAATCAAGTGCAACACCAGCACCTAACCTTCCTGAAAAAATCATCAGTGTTGCCCAAACTGATTGGGGCTCCGAAATTAATGAACTTAGAACTAAAATTTCAACCCTTCAAGAAAATTTAAACAAAAGACTGATTGTACTAAACGACAAGGAACCTACCATGGCAAATTCGATACAGGAGAAAACAGCTTACTATCAAGGAACGGTTGAACCGACTCCGGGCAAACCGCAATATGAAAAAGATCCGACCAACCAAACTGTGCGAGAAACACAGGACAAGCAGATGGTCGGTCATTCTCCGTTCCCGGGTGTTGGTCCGGTTGATGGAATGTATCCTGGTATCAGCGAATCTGATGAGGCTCTAAAGAAGAGACTCCAGAGACTTGCTGATGTAAAGGAACGTCAGATTCGTCGTCAAGCAGCTCTAGAGAAAGCGAAAGAGCAAATTTCAGAAAAGAAAGAAGCGTACTTCCAGGGTGGCGGTGGTGCTAATGAGCCCACTCCAGGAAAACCAAAATATCCTGAGATGACGGTTGATGGAAAGGGCTATAAAGAGATTTGGGATGAGGATAAGCACATGGTAGGTCAGAAGCCATTCCCCGATGTAGGATCCATTACTGGGTTACATCCGAGTCCGGCATCAGCTGATCAGAAAGATGAGCTTAAGCGTAAAGAGATGCTTGCTCGCGCAAAACTCTCTGCGAAATTTGTTAAGGCAATTACTGCGGAAGGACAGGCGGATCTTGGTAGGAGCCGCTGGGATGTATACGCTGGTAAAGACTTAATTCTTTCAGCTACTGTTAATGATATCACTAGCGGAAACGCAACAGACGTTCTTTATAACTCAATTGCCACTGAGAAGTTTGGCACGGACGTATTAAGGAAGATTAAGTCTGAAGGCTTCGAGGCTACAAAATCAGCGCTAATTAAGAGTGCTCAGGGCGCCCCTCCAGCACCGGCTTCTATACCGGGTGGATTGGCGGCTGATAATGCTCCTGCTGCTGAAATGCCTGCGATGCCTGATATGGGCGAAGATGTTGGCGGCGGTTCACCAAAAGACCAAGTTGATGCGGCACTAGATGCGACTGAGGAAGGACTTAGCGATCTTAAAGAGGCCGTTGATGCTATGAAGGGTGAAAGCACTGAGCTAGAATCAGTACCTCCTGCAACTGAGGGTGATTTTGCTGGTGCGGAAGCTGGCGGGTTAGCTACTGCGGCCAGTGTCAGTACTCTTCAGAGCATGCGAAAGACTTTAAACGGAATGCTAACTACCGCAATGGTAGAGGCTTTCGGCAATCTAAAGTCACATGCAGAAGAGCTTAAAATGGCTTCTGAAATTTACAAAAATAAATTTGCATCATTTCAGCCGTCACAACGAAAGTATTTGGATTCACTTGCAATTGACGCAGTTGTAGATGCGAAGCGCACGCTTGCTGATGTTGCCAAACTAAAAGGTGCGTTTGTTAAGTATGCGCACGGAACCGATGGCCTCATTAAACGAGCACAAGGAGCAGGAATGGAAGGAACAGATCAGGCGGTTAAACCCGGAGAGACAGCTGGTGCGCCGGCCGACAGTTATGATCCGATTTTCAAGAAAGAACTCGGTCATTCGTTGCCAGAGCACTCAACGGCAGTAAGCCCAGTAACTCCTACTTCAGGCGTTCATTCTTTTGACCCGTCTGCACAAACGCCTTTGCCCCCGCTATTACACACTGATGCTCCTCCTCCAGCAGGTTCAGCAAGAGTTGATCTTGATAATGCTAGCGACATGAAGGTTACTGTTCCGGCTGGCGCAGATGCTTCTAAATTACCAACAGGAAGCGTTGTTACTGCTGAGTTCGACCTTAGTACAAAAGAGGGTCGTGCAGCTTACCGTATGAAGTTAGCTCAGAAGGGTGTTGATTGGAACGAGATGGTTGGTAAGGCTCATCCGAAAGGCAACCATATTCCGAGCGGCTTAGGTGGCGCGGCAGATAAGCACGATGTCGTTGAGAATATCGCCGAGATTCATGACGCTGTATACAACTTAGCTAATATGCCTGTTAAGGTTAAGAAACAAGCAGAGGCCATTGCCAAGCTAGTTTCCGAGGGCAAGCTTGATGCCGCTGATGTTGATCAGTTAGTTGCTCAGGGAGTTGATGCCGAGGCTGTTAAGTACTGGAAGCAATTCTGGAGTGAGGCTAAGGATTCAGACAGCAAGGACTTCGCCAACAAGCTAGTTCAGGATTACGGCCAGAAGAAAATGGCTGAGGAAGTTCAGAAGCAAGAGGTTCGCATTAAGCGCGCGTATGACCTTGCTTACGAGATGCGTGACCGTGGAATAATCGATCAGAACCAACTCAAGAGCCAGGTTGACGAGATTCTACAGTGGAACGATGAGGCCTTTGAGAGTACAAAGCGCATTATCGCCAAACAAGCAATCAAGAAACAAGCAATGCCGCAAGTTGGATTACTACACAGTTCAGATGTAATTCTTCCGGCCGCAGAGGCAGCTCAGACACAAGAGCACACGGACCTAGTTAGCGTGTTCTCAGGCATGTTCGCTAATCGTAAATTCTAATATAAAGGTAGCGTAAAACCTCCCTTTTAACAGTACAGTCAGGCCAAATTATGTTAAAAAATAAAAATTCAGTAGCGGACTCAGTAGCATCAGAAATGATTGATATCATGGAAAGTGATGAATACCGGGCTGTATTTACGAAAACCGCCGCGAAGAAAGATGACAAAAAAGATAAGAAAGACAAGAAAGATGATGACAAGAAAGAGGATAAGAAAGGTAAGGGCAAATTCCCGTTCTTCATGAAGAAAAAGAAAGCTGATGATTTAGCGGCGGCAATTGATGCTCTCTCAAAAATATCTGAAATTCTAGACGGTCACGGTTTTGTTAAGAGTGCGGCAATTGCTTTAGGTAATATTGACATGCTTGTTTCTGAGGCTAAGTCACACAAAGACGAGGACACAGAAGATTTTGATAATGGCGGAGAGGATGAGGCTGATTGTGGAGATATGGGCGAGCATGAGCATCATCACCCAGAAGTAGAAATATTTGTAGTTGAGCCGAGTGGAGAAGTAAAAAAAAAAGTAAAGGATGATGAAGACGACAATGATGCTTCGTCACAAGATTTAGGGTTAGTGAGAGATGATTCTCAAGAAATGGGAGAAGAGCTAAGAGAACTGCTTTCTGATCTTGGGCTAGACGAGCCTTCTTCTTCTGATGAGGATCATGTATCTGATGAAGATCATGTAATCGCAATGGCGTCTCAGGAGCTTGATGAGGACTTTGCTGATGACTACGCGAGTTTATACATCATGCCAAAGAAAGCTGAGTACCGCGATGAGATGATAAAGATTGCGGCAAAAAAAGCAAAACCAAAAAGTGAATTTGTATTTCCGAAAAGTAGTCCCAAGGTTACTGACGACAAAGATCATTTTCCGTTGAATACTGAGGGAAGAGGTAGAAATGCATTGGCGCAAGTTGAAAAGTATGTTTCTGCACCAAAATGGTTTAAAGGAACGTTAGAAGAATTAAAAAATGCAGTTAAACGCGCGGTAAAAAAGAAATACCCGTCTATTAAAATTAGTAAATGAAATCTTATTTATAAATGGAAGGCGAAGATAAGTTTGTTATTTATGTTATTCAAAATAAAATAAATAATAAAATATATGTTGGACAAACAAAAAATCCAAAAATAAGATGGAATAGGCATAAATACGAAGGTATTATAAATAAAAAATATTATTTATATTTATCTATGAATAAACACGGAATAGATAATTTTATATATACTATAATAGAAGATAATTTATCTTTAGATGATGCTAATTATTGGGAGGTTTTTTATATTGAATTTTTTCAGTCACAAAATAAAAAATTTGGATATAATAATACGCCTGGTGGAAAAAATACTTTGATGTCAGTAGAAACGCGAAAAAAATTATCTGAAGCAAATAAAGGAGAAAATAATCCAAATTATGGCAAGGTAACTTCGGAAGAAACGAAAAAGAAAATTTCTGAAGCTATTACTGGAACAGTACGCCCCGAAGATTTTAAGAAAAAAATATCTTTATTTCATAAGGGCAAACAATATAGACTTGGCCACAAAAATTCAGACACGCACAATACGAAAATATCACAATCTCATATTGGAAAAAAACAAACTGACGAACATAAAAAGAAAAATTCCGAATCACACAAAGGTAAACCATCACCTAATAAAAGCAAAAAATTAAATTTAACCGCAGAACAACGACAAAAAATATCTGATAATTCAAAAAACAGAATTGTTTCAATGGAAACTAGACAAAAACTATCAGCGTTACAGGCGGGAGAGAATCATAGTTGTGCAAAATTGACATGGGAATTAGTTGGAAAAATAAGACAGGAATATGCTTCTGATAATATATCTCAAAAAGAACTTGGAAAAAAATACGGAGTACATCAGGGCCATATTACAAAAATAGTTACTAATAAAGCGTGGAAATATAAGTAATAATACAATATATCAGTATGGCAAAAGAATCTATATCGGACGAAATCGCTGAATCTATGCGCAGAAGTTTGTTTGTTAATTCGGAGGATAGTACACACGAATTAAAATTAACAAACGCAATTGAGTGTCTTAATAAGGCTGCGGAAATATTAGATGATATAGGATTAGAAAATCACGCCGAGGTTGTAACCATTCTACTCGAAAAAATAGCGTCAAAATGAAAATATTTAAACAATCAAGTGTATCAGATGAGCTTGTTTCAGAAATGGAAAAATTTGAAGCCCAAGCATCATTTGAAGAAGATACTTTAATTGAAAGGAAACAGCTAAGAGCGATATCATATTTGAGTGATGCTGCTGGGTATCTTGATGCGGCCGGTCGTCATAAAGAAGCGGCAATTATAACTAGTCTTATAGAGAAAGTTGCGACAACAGATGAAGAGGCTAGCAGAAGAAAAGAAATTAGCAAAAAAATACAAGAGCGACAAGATGCAGAGGCAAAGGCTAAAGCGAAATCTTATACAGAGTTTATGCAGGCTGCGAAAGAGGAAAAATTAAAAGCAGAAAAAGAGTCTTTGAAAAGTGAACAAATTGCAGTAAATCCTAAAGAGCGTATTGAAAAATTAGTACAATTACTCCCCGGACAGATGACCTCTAAGGAAGAGCCTGGTATTGTTGAAGGTCCTATGGCTCCTGTTGAGGACCCTTATTATCAATCACTTTCTTTTGAACAGCGCAAAGATCTTAGAGATAGTGAAGTTAGAAAATTAAAAATATTACAGCGTCAAGTTGCCTTAAGCGAAATGCGTGGAGTTGGACTTGCTGCTGGCCAAACTCCACCAGTTGTACATCAAAAATTAATGGAGAGATTAAAGGCGCAAACTGAATTAGTTGAAAGTGGAAAATATGAATCAGTAGGCAAAACACCTGATGATCCTAAGCACTATATAGGTTATGACCCAGCTACTCGTCAAAAAGGAACGATTTATCCCCCTTCTGCAATAGAGCGTCCAGTCATTCCAGAAACAGCTGAAACCGAAGGAAGATATCAATCAATTAAAGAAAGCCCAGAAGAAATAGAGCTGAGTAATTCAGAGGCTATTATTTTGCTTAGAAAACATTTCCGTATGGCACTTCCATTACCAGGAGCTACCAACAGATTAATTGAGAAAAAAGTTAAAGATAACCGCGGAAACGAAATAGTAATTGGTAAAGAAGTAGTTTATGGCGCTTATATTGATGGAAAATTTATTAAAGATGATTTGGCAAAAAGAAAAGAAGCAAAAACTGAATGGTCTTTAGCTATCAATTATTTGTTGAGCGTTGTGAAAGGAAGGCCAAACGAAAATATTTGGGGTAAACCAGAAGAAAAAATGATGTTCACAGAGCCAGTAGCGCCAGTACGTGAAAAGCGAACAGGTGATGCTTCTAAAGAAATTAGCGAAAAATCAAAAGAAATTATCGAAAAAACATTATATTCAGCAGATCCTGCACTAACTACGGGCGCAATGCCTGCCTGGATAAAACAAGTTTCATCTGCTGATAATCTAGAATATGTATTAACAGAACACTTAAAATATGTTAACGAAACTCTTAAAAAACGCGGATTGAGTATGGGTACGTGGTTTGAGCCATCAGATATTGAGGGCGGTCTTGCGGGAACAATAACTGAAGAACAAGAAATAGACCCGGAAGAATCAGAAATAATTAATAAAATTGACGAAATGATTGAACAGCGTATGTCAGAAGAGCAAATAATTGCGGAGCTGCACAAATTAACCAGAGATGTACATAAGAGGCGTGCAGCGGGGCAGTTTGCAGAAAAACCTTTACTAGGGCCATATAACCCAATTAAATTCGACAAATACAAACAAATATATGATGAGATAAAAGAAATCCCACAAAGAGAATTAATTGAACATGCCAAAGAACAGCAAAAAAATAGAGAAAGGCTTGAAAGAATAAAAGATATGGCAGTATTCAGAAAGACTGAACCAACTATGTCAACTAAAAGTCCTGAGCCAATGACTGTAGCAGAGCCTCCTGGTGAATTTGAATATAGACCAAGAAATGTTCCCCCGATTGAACACGGAGTAATTAGGCGTCGCAAAACTTAAAACTTAATTTTACTTAAAGGCCTGGCGGATTTCGGTTCGTCAGGCTTTTTTATTTTTAGCTTAAACCATGTATTTTGTTGATATATATATGTAGTGTGGAAACAAAAATATGTACTAAATGCCCTGAAAATGGTAAGCAGCCCATTTCAAATTTTGCCGTAAATAAAAGAGACGGAATTAGCGGTACGTGTAAGAAATGTCTAGCAGATAGGGCGAGAGAAAATTACAAAAAACGTAAAGAAGTCAATAAAAATAAAAAAATAATAATTACTTCAAAAAAGTGCAGTTGCTGTAAAAAAGAATTACAAGCAAGTTTTTTTGGGATTCTTAAAAAATCTAGCGACGGACTAAGATCAGAATGCAAAGAATGCAGACATAAAATTTTTCAAAAATCTTACGAACCAAAACCAAACATGAAGCAATTTAAAAAATTATTTGATTATTTATTAATAATTTGTACACATGAAAAATTATGCAAAGCTTGTGGCTTAGTTAAAGGTTTGCAGCATTTTTATTCTTATAGTCCCGCAGATCATAAACATGATTTTTATTGTAAAAGTTGCTGGTTAAAACGCTGCAATTCTACAGAAAATAAACAAAAAAAACAAGAGCGCAGAAACAAAAGACTTAAGGCTGATTCTAATTTTGCAATACATGAAACGTTAAGGGCGGCAATTCGGCGCGGTTTAAAAAGAAATGATGCAGATTGGCCAAGGTCGGTAACTGCGTTAATAAAAAACGGCTTATCGTATACTTTGCCCGAACTAAATAAACATATAAATATGCAGTTTGAATATTGGATGAATTGGAATAATCACGGAATTTATGACCCTAAAACTTGGGATGATAATGATCCTTCTACTTGGACTTGGCAATTAGATCACATTATTCCGCAATCAGACTTGCCGTATGACTCCGTTGATCATCCTAATTTTAAAAAAATATGGTTACTAGAAAATCTAAGACCATTAAGCGCAAAACAAAATATTGTCGATGGCGCCAGGAGAGTTAGGCATAATATAAAGGGAAATAATGTTTAGAATTATACAATCTGGCAACTCATTACCACTTAGCTATCCAGTAGACCCTAATGCCGTTTTCGAACCGGGGCAAATAGGGCAGCTCGGAGTTATCGGCAACAATATTGTATGTGGGGTTAGCGATGGAACAGCTCCACTAGGAATTATTGACGACATTAAAACCTCGGCATTTACTGCTCCCTCTATTGACGAAGAGATAATCGTATCGGCTGTAGGAGTTGATCATGGTGGGGTTATCGTATCTGCCATGGATGTAAAAGCAGTACTAGCAAATCCTAACGTTGTGCCGTCATCTTTTACTACAAGTCCGGTAGATGTAGAATTAATTCCTAGAAACGGAGTAATTGTATTTCCGGCAGGCACTCCTTTAAATTTCGATATGACAGGAAGCGGAATCCCTGATGCTATTAGAACAGTAGTTTCGTATACTTGGCAGGTACCAGGCATACCCGGTGACGATTCTACACAGGCGAGCGGTAAGGTAACTATTTGGTTTTCAAGGATAGCATTTCAAACTTCAATGTTTGAAACAAATCAGCGTTACGCGATTAACTGCAATCTTTTTGTTTCAGAAACTGGACTTTTAACATCTAGGCAGCCGGCAGCAGATCATCCAGGAGTTGCAATATGTACGGGCGGACCTACTTCGGTTTTCGGTACTTTGGAGGCAATTTGGCTGTAATAGTGCATATTTAATATTAACACATGGAAACAAAACTACATCACTTATACGTAATAACAAATGTATTGACTAATAAAATTTATATTGGTCAAAGTGCCGAGCCTTACAGAAGATGGTCTACTCATAAAAGATTGGCAAAAACACCAGAAGAAACTGGACAATATATTCATCGCGCAATGGATAAGTATGGGGTTGAAAATTTTATATTTGAAATTATAGCCACCTGTAACACACTAAATAATGCTGATGAAACTGAGGCCATTCTTATAGAGCAATATAAAAGCAGGGATAAAGATTTTGGTTATAACTTAAAAGCAGGCGGCAATTCGTCAGCCCATTCTGAAGAAACAAAAGAAAAGCTTCGCGCAGCAACAATCAAGCAAATCGAAACAAAAGGACATCCGGCCAAGGGTATTAAGTGGACAGAGGAGCAGAGAAATAATTTAAGCGCCTCATTAAAAGCATTAGACAAGACTAAAATTTACACCGATGAAGTCAAGCAGCGTATGTCAGAGGCTCATTTGGGACATAAGCAACCTGAGGAACAGATAGAGAAAAGGCGCCAGAGTATTAAAGAGGTCATAGAAAAGCGTCATGAAGAAGCGTTGGCATTAGGAAGTATTAAATGCCACGCACCAGATTGTGATATTAAGGGGTTTAAAGATATAAACGAGGTAGAGGTTGGATATTTGATTGTAAATGGAGAAAGATATTGTAGCAAGCACGGAAGTAGATTAAAGCGCAACGGAACTTTAGAAAAGGTACCTTTATCAATGTATAAAAAAAGAGGCCCAATATCAGAAGAGACAAGAAAAAAGCTTTTGGGCAGAGTTCCACACAATAGAATTAATTTTTCTGAAGAACAAATATCTGCAATTTTATCAGACGAACGCTCACTTAAAAAAATTGCTAAAAATTTTGGAGTTGACAAGAGTGTAATTAAAAGAATCAAAGAAGAGGCGGGAAACAAAAAAGCTGCATAAAAGGAAATAGGTGTTCAAACTCGTAGAATCATCACACACAGATCCCGTTCGAATGGCAGTAGCACCTGGAACTAATTTCAAGCCAGGACATATAGCACAAATAAAAGAAATTGAAGGAAATATATTTTGCGAATTAAGTAATGGTTCTTGTCCATTTGGAATTGTAGGCACCTTAACTGATTTGAATATGATTAGAGTATTTCCGCAAAGAATGGTATTTAGAACTAGTACATATCAATCAGATAAGAAATATAAAGAAGGATGCGCTTTATATGTTAGTAAAAATGGCATATTAACATCTGAGGCCCCGTTTACAGATGCGTTATATGTAGCTAGAATGATAACGCCTCCGGATAATTCTAAAAAATATTTGGAAGCGCTCTGGATTTAAATGGCGCATAATTAAAGGTCATAATATCAAACAAGGCATAAATAAACATTAAATTAGGTTTAGCCTTTGGAGATTTCAATGGATGATCAAGATTGGAAAGCGGCCATGAGTTCTGAGATATTTAGAGAATTCGTAGCTGCCGAAATAAAAAAAGAAGCGCAGGCAGAGACTCGTCAAAAAGAAGATGACATGACAGTTATTCGCCAATACATAGCGGGACAAATTCGCAATGAAGCAGCACAGGTTAAGTCTGCTGAAATTGAGGTGGGTGCCCGAGCTGACGCTTTTAGTGAATTTGATGAATTTGAAGCAAAGGTAAAAAGCTCTCCCGAAATGCTATTAAAGTTTAAGCAGGCCAAAAGAGCATTAATTGAGAATCCTGAGTTATTAGATAAGGTCGATCCTAAATTTGTTAAGGGAATTATGATG